TGTCTAACCTAATTATCTAATATTAAAGATTATAACACCATTCAAGATATGCGTTGACCAAGTCGCCTACTTCATTACTTTGGTAAAAGACTTTATCATCCTTAAATAGACTTTGTATTAATTTAGCATATGGCTGCGTTCCTGTAAGTATGTTTCTATGATGAAGTGGATTGACGCTAAATTCCTGTTGATAAATTATTGATGTATCTCTCTTAGTCATTTCACGTGTAAAAGGCATGATAAATATAAATAGCGTTTTATCAACATTGACAATATCGGCTTTTAACGTTTCACCGTCAAAACATATGAAAAAGTTCATTACAATGTTTTTAGGCACGTATTTAATAGGCAGTTTAGGGTAAATAGCTATTTGCCAATAGCCTTGAGTTATCATTTTTAGTTTAGGATTGTCAAAACCAAAATAAGTGGACTTTGAAAGTTTGCTTTCATTGTCATCACGTTTACGACAATATTCAAGGGCGACAGTTGTTAAACTTTCGCCGTAAGTATAAAAATCAATAGTGCCTTGTTTTTGTTTCTTAACATTATTCAAACCCATTTCATTGAAGTATGGACAATATTTAGAAATTGTATTGCCTAACATAAAAATTTTTACTCCAAGTCTATCACGTATAATAGTTGAAAGTAAGTTTTCAAACTCAACGAATTCATCCTCTAAATAACTACCACTTGTTATTACTTCATCATAAATAATCGTTTGTACGTGGGGGTATTCATAACTTTTGTAGTTAAGTTCATCCTGTACATTGAACCTATGACCGACAAGGGCTTCACGATGTACTATACCTTTATCATCAACATTACATAACCAAAAGTCATTTTGATAGTAATTCATAATACTATATTCTCCCTTAGTCCATTCTTTAATAGGTTTATTGCATAGCTTTTGAATGTCTTGAGCTTTCATTTCATCGCGTCGTCTTCTTATATATGCAAATCTATTACCATTTTTAATAAACTCTTTTACGGCATATTCTAGACATGCAAACGTCTTACCATTTGAACGCTCGCCAATTATAAAGTTATATACAGCGTTGAGCTGTAATATTTTAGTTAATTTATAATATTTTTTCATTATCTAATTCCTCCTTTAAAATATTATCAATGTAGTCAATAAATTCATTACTCAAGGATAAGTTATACTCAGTTTTTGATAAATGAATGCAACTTTTTTCATTATATTTATAATAATTACCTTGATAGTCTTTTACAATGCCCTCTATTTCTTCGTCTATGTATGTATGAACGAGCTTTCCTGTATAGTCTTGAGGAACGCTTAAACCATCATTAAAACGCTTAAATACTTCCTTATAACAAATTTTAAATTTATCACTAGGCTTTTGAATTTTTACAAGTTGTTTTTTATCGCCTATTAAATAAGGAGTTGCTTTATGTTTGTTAACACCTGCGCATGTTAATTCTATTTCTTCATTAGGGTTCTTTTTGTTAGATGGTGTTAACACCATATAACGTTTAGCTCCTAACGTTTTAAAGAAAATGTAAGAGGGTAAATACTTACCATTTTTAATAGTTCCCTCAAAATCCCAATAACCTAACGTTTTAACAACCCCCTCAATAGTTTTTGGTTTAACCATACTAAAAGGTAGTTTATGATAATCAAGTGATTTTTTAAGCATTTCATCAACACGTTTATTATAGTTAGTGAAATAGTCTAAATGTTTTTCAACATTACTTATTTTTATGCTGTCAGTGTCACTATAATGATAGTCTTCTTTAGCCTCTAGTATACCCGTAAATAAGCAATATCTCGCCCAAGAAGTTACCCATACACCCCAAGGGTAGAACAAAAAACGTTTTTTATTTTTATTATAATTTTCTAAAAGCTCTGACATTTCTTTATTGTCAATTGTTCCATATGTAATTAATTTATTCTCATTATCAAACGTACTAACTTCACGTACAATGTCAGTAACACACATTCCATACACTCCATTTAGCCAAAATTTAGAGCGTTGATAATCTTCTTCACGTCCTTTAACACCTTTTAATTTAGTCTTATTTTCGTAAAGAGTCAAAATAGCTTTTATTAATGACGTTGGTAAATAACCGCGTCTATAGATTCTAAAGTTTGCAACTTCAATTTTATCGTAAGAATAAAAACTATTAATTGATTTAAAGTCTATCTCGTTGATAGTTGTTTCAAGTACATCAGCGCTTACTATTCGCCCATTGTTTAAAATAACATTTTGAACGTTCCAACATTTAGAATAACTTAGACAAGTTTCATATTTAAAGCGTTTTTTAAGGCCTTTAAACTTAACATCAAACATGCAACAATAAGTTTCGATGTAGTTTTTAAATTCTTCACTTGAATGTATTTCAACTAATCGACCTGTAGACATAGGGAAATATTTACTAACCATTTGGTAAGGGTAGTCACTAGAAAAATCAAAAGAATAAATGTTGTTGCAACGTTCGCCAATATAGTACGCGTTTGCGTGTGTGAACCCACCGCTAAAAGTCCTTTTTAGTTGCATATATTCATCACATGATTTAATTGTCAATCCCTCAATAAATCGCCTGTATTTTTTATATTGACCTACGTCTTTATTATGATCATTATCATTATTATAAAAACACATATTTCTACAATAGCGTCTAACATAACCTGTGTATGTTAAAGGTATGTTGATTATGCTTTTTTCATCCTCAATACATTCTTGTACAAATGCCATTACGACAAGATTATCATTTACTAAATAATTATACTCTTTTTCTTTAATGATTGTCTCAGGTGTCCTTATTCGTTCATAATCAAGATTACCAACTAATTTTTTAACTTTATATCTTTTTAAATCTTTCCCAACCTCTTCAAGTCGTTTACTTGTAAGAAGATAACTACATCTAAATTCAACACCCTCTTTAGTAATAGCATATATAGGGGTTCTTTCGTCAGTTGCGAAAACGTCATTGAATTCTAACCTTGATTTTATCCATTGAAATTCATACGCTAAGTTATGCACATATATTACTAAACGTTTATTATCATAATCAAGGTGAAAAAAATCCACTAATTTATAATAATCTTCAATGAATTCGTTCCATGTTCTACCAATAAATACTTTACCTTGAATCCCAATTCCCCACATATACATAATAGCTTGTTTTTGTTGTTCGTTGTTCACAAATGAACTTGTTTCAATATCGAATGAGCATGATAAATTAATATAATTAATTTTTAGTTTTTTACAAGTTGCATAATCATTAATAAATAATTCTTCAATAGAATTACATTTATCATACTTCAAAGAAAGAGGAGTTATTTTGCTTTTGAGTTCTTTTTTCATTTTTAGTTGCCTCCTCTTCAATCAAATCATTAATTCTTTTTTGTTGATGGTATTTGTCGAGCTTTTCAAAGTGTTTGCAAACAGCCTGTTGAACTGATTCACTTGACAACAATCCATCACTATTTCTAGTTTTTTGAAAATCGTTATATAAAGACCAAAATTTAGATTTATTATCAATTTTAACTCCGAAACGTTCTTCAAATTCTAGTTCGGTTCGTTTTTCATAAGCCTTTTGCTTGGCAACACTTGAGGTTTTTAATTCATTAAAATACTTAGCTTCTTTAAGTTTAGCAAGTAATTCTTGTTTGTAAAAATAGTCAGGTTTATTTTTTTGACGAGCAATTCTCAACTTATCTTTGTCATCAAGTAATAAACTATCTAACGCTTGGGAATGTTGACCTGTACGCTTTTCATACTCTCTTAATTTTTTGATGTTTCTATTAACTCTATACACCTCTTTTCTAACTTCTTCTTTCAATTCATCAACCGGAAGTGATAGAAGTTTATCATCGATACTTACATAACGTCCCGGGCGAAAACTTTTAGGTTTTGGGTTATATGTCATTTTAAAACCTCCTTTAATTAGTCTTAAAGACTAGCTTATAAGGCTAGTCCTTAATAGTGATATCGACATCATCGAACATATCTTTGACTTTGTCAATGTTTAAATTCTCAACCATATCAGGGTTTAAAGCCTTAGGTTGTTGTTTTTCCTCTTCCTCAACCACGAAAGACCATTCGTTTTTATCTTCATGTTTCGGAGCCTCAGCCTCTAAAACTACATATTTGAGCACGTTGTTGATATAAATACATGGGTATTTTTTCTTGCCATCTTTTCCAACATATGGTTCATAACCGAAATCAGGTGTAGAATAATTACTTGTCAATAAACTACCTTTATATTTAGTTAACGCGTTAATATCTAGCTTATAAGGGCTTAAAGCTGAGGTGTCTAGATTTTGGCTAAATCTTACACCAACATTCATATACTTACCTTCTTTATTAATTAGTTCAGTGTAATACGTCGGAAATTTATTTCCTGTTGAACTTGTTCTCTCTCCCTTGTAAAGTGTAATTAATCTCTTGTTTAAATTTTGCATAATATATTTAACGTTGATTTTTTTCTTTCATGAGGTATATCAACAAACTCAAATTTTAATTAATTTGTGTGTATATTAGTATACTATAATATTACCATTTTGTATAGTGATATCATTAACATATTGTCCTGTAGGAGCTTTTACAAAGTGTCTAATAGCAATATCATAAATTGTATTAACACCTTTTTTAACACTTGCTTTAATTAAACGTTTATGAGTATATACACGTTTTAAAGCCGTTTCTAAATCAGGCAAATTATTTATATTAACTTGATTTCCTATTATTTTTTCTTCACTATTGAAATAAGCAATACTAATAGAATAATATTCATTTTTCATTTTTATTAATTCCTTTCGTTTAATATAAATAGCGTCAGTGTCGCTATACATTCCATAAGTTGTTAAATATCATTTTAAACTATAATAATAATTTTTTTCATTTTAATCATTTCACCTCATTTAATCTAATCATCCAAAACTAGGTATAATAATATTGATAGTACTATTAGTACAAATAACACTAAACTACCTATACTAATATATAACAATAATTCAATATTAAATGTTGAATAAAGTACAATACCTGTTATTATTAATAATATGTAAATAATAAAAGTAATAATTAATAATATTCTTCTCATTTTATCACATCATTAAATGTAAACAGGGTAAACTTCAATAATAACTAAATCAAGTGTACTTGTGATATTGCTAATTGAAATCGAAGGAGCTAATCCTTTACCTAACATAAAATGTCTCAATTCTACTATACTATCAAAGTAATAGTTATCTCTTTGTAAATGTAATAAATAGGTTGTTTTAGTCATTTTAAGCCTCCATTATCTTTCTAAAAATTCATAAATATTATAATAACCACTAACAATATGTTTAAGTTTCCATTCATCATTATATATACATAGGGTATTAATGTTATCTTGCTTCAATTTAATGAAATAATTGAAACATGCTTTCTTGCTGCGGGTAATTCTTGCGTAAGCGTCATAATTGTGTTTTTTTATAATATAAATCATTTTATCACCTCTATTATTCTTCATTCCATTTTTTTACATCTATTCTATCACAATTAATATTAATGTCGTTGTCAAGTTTTACAACAAATCTAACTAATTGATTGTCAATTGTTATGTTGTTAACTTTAGAAGTCGGTATACAACATATACAATTATCATCAACAAATATTGTCAACATTAATTCTAACTTAAAAATCGAATTATATTTAAGCATAGTGTCTAAATAACCTTTACTGAAAGCGATATTTATTACATCCTCATTCATTCGTATACTTTTAATTGTTTCTAATTTCATTTCAAACCACCTTATCATCCTTGATGATTCCTTTCTTCTTTACGTCTATAGTTTATCACAAAAAAGTGACTTTTCAACAAGAAAATGAAAAAAGGCTTTATAAACTTATTTTCTAAAGTTGACATAATAAAAAACCCTCAATTAAGAGGATTCTAACTTTATTTAATTAAGTGAATGGGTAATCATATTCATCATAATAAGACGACCATACACCATTTTGAAGTAATTCAAGAATAGTATTCTCAGCAGTTAACGTATAATTACCTTCTTTTAATCGTTGTCCTGGGGCTATGTTAAAGTATGATTTTGAAAAATCTTCTAGGGTTATGAAATTCATAACTAAACGTCCATAGTTATTTACAACATCAACATAATTAATTATTTCTTTATATGCTATAGTATAATTACTCTTTTTATATTGTACGAATGTAGATGCACCGGTTATCGTTCCCCCACTTGCTCTATCAACAATATTATTAGCAGTCTTTGCCGTTCCTGTAACCATTCCAACAAATTGATTAGTGGCGTTTAAAAGTCCTAAAGGATTACCTGTTAAACCTGCTACGGCTACGCTTGAAATAGCCCCAACACCACTAGCGATAGTATTCCATATACCATTTTTTTCCTGTACATTATTTTCATAAGCATTTGTGCTATTTAATGATAATAATATGCCTAGTTGATATGTATTAGTATAGATAATTCTTGATGTATTGCCTTTAACACTTGTTATGTAAATAGTGCTTTCACCAGTCGTTAAGTTTATCATTGAATTAACTAATATATGAGCACCTACACAATCTAAATAATCAACTTGAACGCTTCCATATGCAACAATATAAAGCGTTATAACACTATCGCTAAACCTTGTAGCATCGTTAAAGCTTATTATCGATAATTTAGTGAAATCATAATCCGCTATAAGGTTATATTCATATCTATTAGGAGCAATAGGCACGTTTGTGATGTCTGTTATATATTCATTACCAACTTTAAAAGGTATAGTGATAGCACTTCCTGTGTTATCTCGTGCATAATCGATATATACCGGAAATTTAATAATTGATTTAATGTAGGTTTTTAAATTATCATTTGAAATGACAGCCTGTGATAAACTTTTTAATTGATTTTCGGTTAGTTCATAAATTTGTTCGTTAACTTTATTTGGAGGGGCGAACATGCTACCTTTCAATCCATTAATAGTACTATTACCTATTTGAGCCGATGTCGCCTCGGATGTAATAACATTAACTATATATGTATTATTAGGATTTAAAGTTAGATTAGTAGTTTTATCGATGATAGGATTAGTATCATCATTAATAATACTTATTTCATCATTCTTTAAAAAAATTTCATCTTTTAAAGTGAAATTATTAAATTGATTAGCACGCTCAATATATAGTTCTTCTTTTAAGATTTTTTCTTTATAAGTGTATAAATAATCAAGTTGAATATACCAACGCATTATACCGCCGTTTAAAAGCTCTATATTATCAATATAATAATAGTATTCTTTGTTATTCCAAGACGTTGAAATATATGCTAATTCTTGTAAATCAATAGCATCTTTAACATCAATATAAGTGGCATTAATATTAAATGGTTTCAACAAGTTAATATCAATTGTTTTTAATAAGTGAATTGAAAAAAATTTATCTATAACTGCCCTAGGTCCTTTTATATCGTAAATTTTAAAAATCATTTTATAACCTCCTTTAAATAAAAATAGACTAGGCTATAAAAGCCTAGCCTTTAAATTTAAGCTACATAGAATACAACAAAGTTTTCATCAAATGAGTTGAAGTATCTAGCTTCTTGTTTGTAAAAATAATTAGTAAATTCACTCTTAGCGTTGTAGTTGGTTAATACACGTCTATCATATAAATTAACACCTAAAGCGTCATTGTCGAACATTACAGCTAGAATTCCGTCAGCCTCAATAGTGTCACCCTCAGATGTTTTAACATGAATTTTTGAAACGTCCGCAAAATCATATGCCTCGCCTGTTCCTTGCCATTTAACAACTGTCTCAGCTAGTGGAAGTTCGGTTAATTCATTATGATATGTATCACTTTGTAGGAATACATCACTTGCACGTTTCAAATCACTTAACATAATAACATGTAATAGATTCTTAGGCGTAAATCGTTGTTTCTTTTCAATGTTGAATAATACTGAGTATGTCTTTAACATGTCGATATACTTTCCCATTTTATAAGTAGCAAATCTAATAAAGTCCTTATCATAAATACATTTTTCTTTAGTCAATGTAGTTGTGTACGTATCATTATATAATTTCAATAAATTAACGGCTTTTGCTCCTGAGTGTTGTGAATAGTTGCCGTCAGGTACTTCATTTTTCAAAGTCACACCAATGAAGTTATTAATAGTACGTTTAATCAAATTCTCAGTTGCTAAAGTTAAAGCATTATTAATCTTTGTGAAAATCATTTCAATGAACCTATTCATTTCATAAGAACTTGTAAAGCTTTCGCGTACTTGTCGGTCAGTGATAGAGCGGTCAACTTCAAAAGTAGTTAGTCCGTTATAAAATTTAACGCTTACCCCGTTAGGAGCATTGAAAATGTTAGGGTCGTATGATGTTCCGTTTTCAAGTTGCCAACTTTCATTCTCGCTAACGTCAGGTAGGTCGGCATCCACTTTGCCTAAGATTGAACCATATTCCCATGAATCCATTAGAACCTTAATTCCGTCACCTTGGTAATGTCTATCAACAAAAATCATTCTACCAATTCTATTAACTAAAGCACGTACATAATTGTCATATGCCTTAGCGTTTTCAATTGTTTCACCTACAGCGACTAAGTTTGATAAATCTTCCGTTAACAGCGTCGTTTCTTCTCCTAAGGTTGACGCTAGTACCTCATTTACTAGGGGAGCTATTTGTTTAACTTCCATTTTCTTTTTTCCTCCTTTAAATAGTAATAGTTACAGTATTATAACTAGTTTTTTCAACTCGTGATAAGTAGAATTGATTAGATTGTATAGAGTTGTTGGTTGGATGTTTAGAACCCCAAGGTATAATAGTATTTTCATGTTGCATTGTTGTAGTATTAATAACCCCCTTACTAAAGTTCTCTACAACTAAATGATTAAAGTATGAACCTGAAAGAGCTATTTGTTTCAATTCCTTAATATTCCCTATAGCAATATAATGATTGTTATTATAATCATACTCAATAGTGACAATTCCGACAATTGGAAAATTACTTCTTAAAATTGGTTCGGTCCAAACTCGGTTAACTTGTTGATAAATATTTACATGAAACCTAGCTTTTATAAAATTGCTTTCTTGCGAATTAGTTACATAAATATTAGCAGTGTCATTTAATGAAATATTATAATTGTAAAATGTAAATGTTGATTTAATTTTTTTAATTGTAATTTTATTCAAACTAACTACTATTTGATATCCATATAATTCAAATTCATAATTACTATTATTTAATTTTATTGAAACAAATGTTGAATGTTGTTCAACTTTATCAATAAAAATATTTGTAATTAAAAACGCTTTACTTTTGTAAGTACTTTCAATAATTGGATAAATTGAATTATTTAATGTTTCTTCATTAATTAGGTCAATTCCGTTAAAATCAATGATTCTATAACCACCTTGCGCATTATTCATTTTTAACACCTACCTCCTTTGTTGTGATTTTTGTTAGCCCTTGTTCATCACGAGTGAAAGTACAATCTCTATTGTAGATTATTGCTTCACCGTCGTTATAAGTAATGAAAATAGGGGCTTTTGCTTTTGATTTAATTCTAATACCTGTTAACATGATAGGTTTATCAATTTTTTCAAGTTCGTTGATAATATCAGCTCTTGCCGTTATGTTGGATTCGTTTAAATCAATACCTGTTAAAGATATCATTCTATAACCACCTAAATTAGTATTCATTTTTAACACCTCCTACTAATATAATAAGGTATTGTAATAACTTTGTCAATATCTTCATATATCATGTTGATAATATCTAGTTTTCGTAATGAGATTTCACTTTCTATCATTTGTTGACTAGTTGTCACACCGATGTTTCCACTTCGTGTTAGTTTTTCGGTTCCGGTTGATTTAATAGTTCTATTAGTATCAACTTTGTTGCTTTCCATTCCTGTGGTCGTATAGTCATCCGTTTTCGTTGTATCATCCGTTTGAGTTGTTGAACCTGTATTATTAATGGTATTATCACTACTAACAACAATATCATTTTTATCATTGTTAACAAACTCACTAGAATTATTAAACGGACTAACTAAATGTGTATTAGAAGTATTTTCGCTATTATTAGCCGTTGATTTCGATGAGCTATCATTCTTAATTGTTCCGGTATTTTTTGTAGTGCCGGTATTAACTAGGCTATTATCTTTTGAGGATTGTTCTTTACCAACCTCAGTAGTTGTTAGATTAGGAGTTCTTTCCTCTTCCATTGAATAATTTTCAATGGGATTATAATCACTATAGAAAGCCTGAGCCAACCTTAACCAATTAGGGAAGTATTTAGCGTGAATAACTCTTGAGCTAAAGTCGAGTAGTCCCTCATCAGCTTGTAACAAACGACTTTGAATTAAATCGAAAGCGTGATTAAGTTTATAATCGGTATCAAAAAATAGCCATTCTTCATTTGATATTGAAAGTGATTGTTGAAGTTTAACTACATCTTCATTATAATTCGTTTTTAATAAATCAAATAAATTAAACCCCTCAATATCTCCAATAGTTAAATTGTTATCAAACTTCATTTTTAACATCCTCCTTAACTTCTTCTTGTTCCGCCTTAGAATCTTCAACAACTTGTTCAAAAGTTGTTTTCCACATAGGTGATAATTCAACACTAATGTTTAAATTATGGATTTCATTAACTTTTTTAAATCCCTCTTTTAGATTATTTAACATATCTTGAATGAATGGTATTAAGGCCTGTTCATTTAGTCCGCTTTCACTTTCGTTTATGCTTTCACGTTTCATATTGTAGTTAGCATTAACACCTATTTCATTCCATAGACTAGCAACACAATATTGTTTCAATTCAATTAAATCCTTTAAATTACTAACTCTAACCGGTTGTTGAACGTCTTTTAGTCCGTCTTGTCCTTGTAAAAAAGCGTTTGAAACTATTGCACTTGGTTGAATTCCGTCTTCCACAGCTTTATTATAGTTATCAAAAGCATCTTTTACACTTTGAGTGTCAGCAACGAAAGTATTTACTTTACGTGTATTTATTACACCTAACCTTAGCGATAAATCACATTCGGTCATTATAGTGGCATACTTATTAATAAGAGGGTATAATCCCATTAAGTAAGTATCATTCCTTATTAATACAGCGTCTTTATCATCTTGAATAGTTAACGTCTTGTCAAAATTTAAATAAGGGTTGGAAATTACTACTTGTGTAGGTTCGTAGTAAGCATTATACACTCCTCCTAACCCACCTGTAAAAGCGTATATATTTTCTTTTATTTTTTCATTAGGCACTACACACCATCCATAAGAAAATAACAAACGTAAAATATTATGTTTAGACATGCTTTTAGGTAATCCCTTAATATCAAAAATTGAAAAACACTTATCAAAGAAGTAAAGTACATAGCTATCAAATAGACTTTCTTTATTGAAACCCTCTTGAGGTATGTTTAACAACCATTCTTGACGTCTATTTACCTGTGTTTTTGACATTGATATCAACTCCTAACTTATCGCTCAACTTAATTAATGCTTGCGTGTTGTTTTCAATGGTTGCTGTAAGTTTGCTAATCTCTTCTTTGTGCTGTTCATTTAACTTATAAATTACATATACTAGAATTAAACACATTGCACATGGAAAACCAACCATACTTATTAATTGTGTGATTTTATCCATAATAACACCTCCTATAT